TGGTTTAGCTTTATCGGCACTAAGGTTTTTTTGTTGCTGCTTTACTATTACTTTTTTAGGGGCATAGTCAAAACCAGGGTCAATACCTTTTGGTATTTTATGCACTTCACCTGTGGCTTTATCTGTCCACTCGATAATTTCAGGCTTAGGTGGATGCTTTACTTTTTTACCTTGTCGCTCTAGTTGCTTAGCTGTTCTGCCGCGCACTTTACACTTACATCCCCAACCATTTTGCGGAAAGTGTGTTTGCCAAAAATCATGCGCTTTGGGCAAAATTGTACCGTGCCAGGCTAAGTGCATTGGTCTTGGGTGTATGCTATCGCCATGTTGGTACTCCCAAAAGTCAAAGTGCTGTAACTGCTCATAACGGCCTGCGTTATAACTTTGTCTCATGTTGGTGTCATAAATAACTTTAGCGCGCCAATTGGCTTCACCTGTATGACTCCATCCATGCTTGGCTACAATGGTTTTAAATTCTTTTTTAAACCAGCCAATGCTTTTACCTTCCGCTATGGCGCTATCAACAGCTTTACGAAAATCATTAAGCAAATCATCTTTTAGCGCACCCGCCACCATAAAACCTGAGTTATGACCCTCACGCCAAACATCGGCCCAACGCTCTGACGGTATATTTAACTTGTTTTGAAAAAAGCTTATTGCTTCTTTAAAAGGTAATGAGCCATAACGAGCTGACGTGGGCATAGTTATACCTCACCTGATTCATTATTAACGTCAAAACGACCCGCAAGTTCACTTACAACAAACGCTTGCTGCATTACTTCACTGGCTTCATTTACGTCTAAATCTAAATCAGCTAGTAATAATTGCAACGCTTCTAACGAGTCGGCTTGCTCTACCATTTGCTGTACTTCACTGGTAAAGCCTTTCAGAACGGGTGACATTTCATTAGTCAGTTGCTTGGTGAAGTTGTCTAATTGGTCGGGCTTTACTGATTTAGCTTTGAGTGCCGCTATTTTATTAAGGGCTTTTAGTTTTGCGGCGGGATCTTCTTTTTTTTCGGTTAAATCCTCACTTACGGGTGCTGCAGCTGCTCGCGCGAGTACCCGTTCATTTTTTTGTGGCTCGGGTATTTGTAGTTTGTCTTGCGCCCAGTTAACAGGAATTTGAAAGCCAATGTCAACTAGGTTGGGCAGCGAGTCAGAAAAAGCTTTGATGTCTTCAGGCTCGGTTATGTCAAACTCAAAACGGGGTTGGCGGTTTGGGTTACTAAAACTTTTGCAATTAAACATATACATTGGTAGCACTAAGTCTCGGTTTAGTGTGGCGGCTATTTGTTTTAGATCACTGTCACGCAGCTCTTGTCGCACTTCGTTATGTACATTACCTAAGGCGTTGGTTGAGCTTTTACCGTCTGCCTGACTAGTTAAGGTGCCACCTAATACGGCTTTAGAAATGGTTTTTTCCATTAGGCTGATCATGTATTCAAACGGTTGTTGTGTGCCTTTGGCTGCTTCTTGAAAATCTATTTCCATTCCTTTGGGAATAATACCCCCTGCATTATGCCCAATACTCATCACGGCATTTAGTAAGGTGTTTTTTTCGTCTTGGCTAGCCCCTGTCGGATATTTACCAAGGCGCAACGGTAAGCCGTAAATTTCTAAAAACTCGGCTAAGTCACGTACACTGTAATTTTTAAATAAGTAGGGCCACGCTAAAATACGGGCTAAACCTGAGCGAGCCAAGTAACCTGATTTTGTTTTGTGGCTATGGCTGATCCAACCAAACGGTTGCAAGGCTTCACCTTCGCTACTGTTGTTACGTAGCCTTAATTCGTTACGGTTTTGCCCTGGTTCTTGTGCTGGGTGGGTCATAAACCATGAGGGATCTTTAAATTCAATTTTTTCAGGCAGCCAAATGCCTTTACTTAATGAGGAGCCTAATGAGGAGCCTTGTTGTTGCCAGGTTATTTCTTGATTTGAAAAGCCTTTTAAAATCGCGTCTGACATGTCAAAAATAACATCGTCTAAAAAAGTTATGTCTTCAATGTGTTCTTGTAGCATGTCGGTGTCTTTTATTTCATCGGCACTGGCATTACGCGGCGGTACTATGTTCCAGTTAACCCCAAGTAAAGCACGTCGTCGTTTTTGCAGCTCTGCAAAGATATGGCCATCTTTTTCCTCCATGTCTTCAGCCAGTTCACATTGAGCAAGTAGGTTGCCTTGCTCTGCACCTATAAGAATATCGGCTAATTTTTGTGGCGTTAAGGCTCGCGATGGATGATCGCTATAATGCGTTTGTAAATGCCCCAGTTTAGCCTCGTCAGTTTGCTGAGTTTTAAGGTGCTTTATACGGAACTTATTGCCGTTTCTATCGGTTTGAATAGGGTGGTTAGCCATAATTAATAGGCTCCTTGGTCATAATTTTGTTGGTTGTCACTACTGTGATCGGGTTGAAGGTGGTCTTGTGATGTTTTTTCTTTTTGGTGCCACGTACCTGCTTTTTGTGAAAGTTCGGTAAATTCAATTACGCCTCCGTCCATCCAACTAGCACGTATTGCCATAGCTAAACCAACGGCTGTATCGCCATGACGTTGTCGACCATCAACGCCTTTGGTGCTGCCTTTTTCTATTTTTGGAATGCCGCGAATAGTTTGAATTTGGTTTATGTCGTCTTGAACATCTTGATGACGGGGTATTTCTAAATTAAAGTCTTCAAATTCAGCTTTAAGTTTTGGCATCCATTCCATGTACCATTTGTCGGTTAGCATGACTTGCTCAACCATGTTGGTGCCGTAATGCTCTGCCGCTGCTTCAGCTAAATAACCGCCATTACCTGTTGCGTCAAATGCCATACCTTGTAATCGTGGCAATCGGTCACCAATATAAAACAGGAGTTCTTTTTGGGCATCGTAGGTTAGGTTACTCATTTCAAGTAAAAACGGGACGCGTTTGGTTAGGTCTTTATTTATTTGCAGGGGTACGAATACTGATAAATCGCCTTTGCGGGCAAAATCTTCTCCGAACGCATGATTTAAGTCTTTTTTAAGGGCGGTTAACTGTGGGTTTAATGCGTCTTGCCATTCTTTAATTTGCATTAGTTTGTGACGTGCTGACCACGTTAAAAAGTCTTTGTCGGCGGTAAAACGTAAAATTGGAATGTCTGACTTCATGGCAGCATCAACTAAAACACGTTTGATATAAACGCCACCACCCTGTTTAGGGACACAAAAGTATTCTTCTAGGGCATCATCTTCGGTTGCGGTGTCACCGAGTAAACCATCTTTCCATGCTTGCTCTTTTTCACTGCTCCAGTTTTCGCCTTTTATTTGGCAAATACGTTGGTATAAACCCTCATCACACGCATCATCTAACGTTATGCGGTGTACTGAATAACGCTTTTTACCTGCCCGACTGTCTTGAATAATGTTATTAAATAAATTGTCAGTGCCGTTGTGGGTTGATATTAGTCGAACTTTTGCGCCCCACATGGTCAGTGCCAATGCGGCTTTTAGCACCTCAGCTAAACGGTCGTGAAAGGCGGCTTCGTCAATAGTAACGTTACCTTGCATACCACGAAGATTTGACGGGTTTGAGCTTAGGGCTTGAATTTTAAAACCGCTGGCAAAGTGTATGGCAAAGGTGAGTATTTCTTTACCGTCTTGCCCTGCATCAACAAATATTTCTTCTTGTATGTCTCCTGCTGCTTTGTCAAAAGCTTTTGCCCACATGGCAGCCGCGTCAATAAACTCACGCGCCATTTCTTTATTAGAGCCCACATAAAAGTGATTAGTGCCATGTGCTGCTTTAGTTTTACTGGCAGCTAAAACTGCATCGGCAGCTTCTGCCCACGTTAACCCAGTACGACGAGATTTTTCAGCAATTTTTAGCGGGGAGTCGTCTGCTATCCAACGCTTTTGATAACCAAGCAGTAGTTCGTTTTCGTTAAACGGGACGTGCGCTTTTAATTCTGACATTAGGCAATACCTAGTATTTCACGTTTAATCGCATTGGCTCCGTCAGTGGTTAAGCCTGCTTGTACTGCGGCATTGTCTACTAGTTCGGCGGCTTCTTGTGCAAAGGCTTTGCGTATTTCTTGTTCTCGTTTGGTTGATTCGGTAGCGGCTTTTTCTAGTTTTTCAATACCGATGGCTAGGTCTTTGATAAATTTAGGGTGAACGGGTTCGGCTGAATTTGATGCGTCTAATACGCTGTCAAACGCTAAGGTTCGTACCATTTCAATGAGTATTTTACTGACATCACCACTGGGTTTATCACCTAACTTAGCAACCCATTGTTCTGACACTGCACGGGCTTCGGCAATTCGCTGGCCAACGGTTTGCATCGTAGTTGAGTAACGATTAATGCCTGATTTGCTCAGTTTGTCGCTATTGTTAAGACCCGCGTCTTCAATAAGGGCGTTAACTTTTTCTAAAATAGCCGACTGAGTAAGTTTTCCATCGCGTAATAGTTCATCAAGCTTGGCTTTAATCGTTTCAGGCAGTTGATGTACTTTGGACGGTTTACCCCGTGTTTTGCGGTGGGTGCTAGTCATTATTGCGCCCTCGGTCGTTTTACTCCTGGCACAACCGCAATACCATCAGCAACGTCTTGACCACGTGCGGTAAGCTCTGCATTTAAAATGCTGCCAATGGCATGCAATTTAACTAAACCTTGTTCTTCTAACCAATGCAAATGGGTTTTAACTTGATCGCCACTCATTACGTTGTGATATAAATCGCATACGGCTCGAATGGTTTCGTGATTGTCTTTAAAGCCCTTTGCGGCAACTAATGCGTGTAAAATTGACTTGCGCTCGTTTTCATTATGAATATCTTTTAGTGACATTATTTACTTCCTTTTATTTCGTTTTCTACTAGCATGTCGAGTTGATAGCTGACACGCGACAGTAACTTTTTTACTCCGCCAAACTCACCTTGCATTTCTTTCATTTGCAGTTCAACACTATGCAGGTCGGCACTGGTTGGTACTGTTTTAACGACTGATTTAAGGGACTCAACCGTTTTTTCTAAATGAGTAAAATCTTCTTTTTTAGCAAAGGTTTTACTCATAGCCCAAACAACAAAAATAAAAGCTGAATTTATGAGTAGCGCGAGTAATTTCCAATATTCTAATAACCATGCCAACATTAGTATTATTTCCTGTTGTGATAGTGTTGTTGTTGATGTTCATGCAAGTGCTGACAATCAACACAACGCACTGCTTGAGGGTTAGCGATTAAGCGCGGGGTGCTTATTTCAATATCACACACTAAACAATAACGATGACCGTTAAATTCTTGCGGTTTTTCAATAGGTGCTTTACAAGCGGCTAACGCTTGTTCTCGCTGATATTGTTCAGTTTTAAAAGCTCGGTCTATTGCATCAGTCACAGTTTGTCCTTGTCGTTTTTGTTTTCATATGCCTTTCCTTTTTTCGCGGTAATTTTTCCAGCGTGGCGCGCCTATTTTTAATGCCATATACATTGTTTTTGCTTTTATTTTACTTACTCCATCGGCGCGTATAGCGTCATAAAACATGCGGTAAACTTGTTTATGAGGTCGTGATTTAGTCGCGCAATAAACATCGTGAATAACACTGACCCGGCGGTAATGACCATAAAAAGGTGACCCTATGAAGAGCCAAAAAACACGCGGAATACTGGCACCATCAATAATGGAGCCTGCTGGAGCTGTCCATATAACACCGTGGGCATCAACAAAAGAAAACGCTTCGGTTAAAAGCATTTTACGAGACTCTAGTGATAGCCATTGAGTTATTACGCGGCCTATAAAATAAGGGGGATTTTTACGCTGTTTGTTGTTAGGCATGATTGATCCCAATAGCAAGTACGTTAAAAACACGATTAAGCCAACCTGATAAAAAAGCGATTTGTGTTGGGTTTTTTTTGACTAAGTCGCTGTAACGCTGGGCGCGACAATTAGCGTAGTTAACAAGGAGTAAATGAGTGCTACTGAGTAACGTGGCGGCAATAGTTTTGTTGCCAATAAAGCCGTCTTGCTTTACGCCAACGAGCATTTGCAAGGTTTTACGGGCAAAGCTACCACCTTGATTTACTGCCGCATCAAATACCATGGTGGCAATTGACAGTGGTAATAAATGGCACTTGTTTTTAAGCCAGTAATCCTGGTAATAAATTTCAACGGCCTGGGTAAGCGTTAAGTTTTTTATGTCAAGATGAGGGTACCAGCGTTTAGAGATACCAAAACTGGTTTCTCCGCCAAGGCCGTTGGGATTATTGACATAGCCACCCTCAGCATTAAGCACATGAGTAATGGCTTGCATGGCAATTGGTGGTGGCGGTGTATAGCTGCTAACGGCTTGGTTGGCAGTTTTAAAGGGTGTTTTTTTAGGGTTCATGCCGCCAGTATGGCGGCATGGCTAAGCTAGGTGAGATTCAGGTGGGTTAATGCTAATAAGTTACTTTACTTGGTATCATTAGGAGGGATTACATTATCTAGTTGCTCTTCCATGCTTTCTAGATCCTTAGTCATATCACTTAAAACGGTTAATTGTGTTGATATTAAGTTTTTTAATTTTTTGGATGCTCTCCTTGAAATAAAAAAAGTTATGCTAATAAAAAGACCTGAGATAAAAAGTGCAGAGCACCAAAGGATGGTCGCCTGAGTATATGTGATTTTATACAGAGGTTCATAACCTAAAAAGATAAGCGAACATATCAGAAAAAAAGAAACTATCAGACTTGAGTATTGAGCTAGACGAACAGTTATATTCATCGCAGTTGTGGCTGCAGAAGCTATGGAGTCAATACTTTGCTCTGCACGACCCCCTGCAAAACTTTTACTTTTCATCCTGAGTGTTGTTTTATGTTCTAAAACCTTATTTGAAAAGTTTTTACTTGTGCGCTCTCTTAAGTCTCTCCAAAAGCTATAAAGTAAATTAAGTCCAACAGATACTTCAATAAATGATGCAAAGTCACTAAGGTTTAATAGCTGCACCACTTCGGGTGCAGCCAGTACTACTTCTTGCAAAATTAACGTCCTTGTTAGTAATTAAGCTCAACTGGTTTTGATAGTTTTAATAAAGCACTATCAAAATAATCAATAAATCTTTTAGTAAATTCCTTATCGCCAAAATTAGCATACGCAGTGAAGCTTTCTGGTCGTGGATCTTTTTCTACTCTATACGCACTACCATCAGAAACCATAAAATGATGATCGAAAGATTTTTTTAACCATCCGTCAGCAATGTTTTGAGGTAATTGCTTTATAGTAAAGCAGCCTTTCATTTCACCACTATTTTTCAATTTAACCAAAGCTTTTAATAAAGGGTTGTTTTTGCAAGGCGTTCTCTCTAAAACGATAGCTATCTCTGAGCCATCTTCACGTAAAAAATCACACGCATTTTGAATGACTAAAGGATGCCCGTACATTTCAATATCTTCGGTTAATACTGGGCAGTCATCAGCTTTAACGACTGGAATCAAACAATCTGAAAATATTCTTACTTTCTTTTGAGCAAGTACAAATAGTTTATTAATCAAATATACTGCATGTTTAGGGTGACTGTTATTGATGGGAGTATCAACACGTGACAATGCACAACGATCTACTTCTTTAAAGTAGATTTCGTCAAAATCATTCCAGTTTTTCGGATTAAAAGGCATTAGAATTATCCATTATTCAACATAAAAGCAAAAAACGCTTACTAAAAACATTAATAGCAGCGTTATGATCGAGTCATTCATTATGAGTTGATATTAAGCATTAATGTACTTAATATCAACTTTTATGCGGGATTTAAGTGGGATTTAACATTCTTTAAACAATAATCCGACTGTTAGGTGCAAATCAAAAGTACTTAATCAATTCACTTGAGACAACTACCATCCCAGCTAAAATCACCATGACTGAGCAAGCTATTATAGCAATATCATGCCCTCCAAGCGTATAGGCTATACTTGTAATCCCTGCTGATATCATCACTCCAGCAACAATTCTTTTTTTATCATAAGTTCCCATCAGTTCTACCCTTCAATGTTAATTTTTTTCAAACTTACTAACGGCAAACCATGAATATAACTACAATCAAACTGACCTTTAAAAACCGCATTACAGCCTTGTGGTAAGGGCAACTTACAACTATTACAAGTACCAATGGCTGCTTGGTCGTGCTTAATGCGGTCACCGTCAATACGCATGATTGTCATTAAATATTCACTGATACTATCAAAGCCACGTGTTATGGCTTGCTCATTAAGTTGCTGCTGTTCGGTAGCGCTGGCGTTTACTTCCAAGATTTTTACCACTAACTCAGTATTTTTAGCCCGTTGTTTTTTCTTGCGTAAACGTGCTTGCTCTCGTATTCTTGCTTTATCAATTTCTGATTGTTCTTTTTTCATCGTGACACCTTGTTAATTATCGTTTTTTTGCGTGACTGTCACGCGTCCATTTAAAATAACTTCCCTTGATTTTTGTCAATAAACAATTGTCGTTGCTCTGCACATAGTTGATAAACTGATTGCTGAGTAAGATCGTATTTTTTCATTAACTCACGGTGATTATTACCATTAAAATAGTGGTATAAGTTGGCATCGCGTAACGCTTTTTTAAGCTTGTCGTTACGTGGTAAATACACCATACCACCCCCTAAATGATGCGATTGACGTATGATTAAACGCTTAGCAATACGCCATGCTTCATCATGTTCAAACCCGTCGTCTTTTAATTCAGCAACATTAACGGCAATTAAAACAGCTAACATTTTAGGCCATGCCCGGTCATCATTAGCAAGGCTGTCACTATGCGCTAATAAGTCACTTAGGTTGTCGTTTGTTTGTAATAGCTCTTGTTGGCTCATGCGTTTTCTCCTGCTTTTTTATTCACCGTAAACTTGGCGAGTTGCTCTAGTCTAAGTCGCTCATTTTCGGCTTTGCTTAACGTGTGATAATGCTTAACTTGAGCATTACCCATGTCGGTTGTTTTTTTAGCCCCATTTATGGGGTGATTAAATTGCTCTTTAAGCCCCATTAAAACTTGTTTTAAGTAGTTATGATTGGTTAACGGTTTAACTGTCTCGCCTGTTATTTGTGATGCGTTACGCTTTGTGTGCATATTTTTTAAGGTGGCTTCACAACCTGCGGCTAATAAGGGCAGGTTGGCAGTTAATTCAAGTGTTTCACTTAGCAGTTTTAACGCTCTACCGTTGTTTAAATCACTTTTAGCAGGACGAAACAAGCCAACGTATTGCAAAACGCTACTCCCTACTTTGCTATTTAACTTAGCTAATGTTGCCATTAAGTCTCTCCCTGCTTCGTCTTGAACCATTGCGTCAGCGTGAATAGCGGCATGACATGTGGGGCATCTACCTAATTTCATTATACGTTGCTCTCCTGCTTGGTTTTGTTGCTTAGCCGTTTTTGCCATTGTTTAAGCCTTTCTATTACGATGTGAGCTTGGTCTTTTTTTAAAAAAGCGGCATGATAACTAATGCCTTGTGGTGCTTTTAAGCTGCGACTAATAAATTTGTCTAGTGCTTGTTCGCTACCGTCTTGAATAAACCCTGCTTTGTACATTGTGATCCAAAGGGCGCGAATTTTTCCAACTTCGCCCAATGTGTTTGATGTGGTTTTGGGGCTATAACGCTTGCGAGTTTTTACTTTGAAACCAACGGTTTTAAAGTGGTCAATGACGCTTTCAAGTTCTTTAATGCTCATTTTGGCGCAACTACTTTTCTCTGTAATATCTTTTAAAACACTACGGTAAATATCTTCATCAAGATTAAGCTCACGCTTAGCAACATGTACTAGTTGAATTAAACGATTACGCATTAGTTATGCTCCATTGACGATAAAACCCATTCAACGTGATCTTCAATAAGAACACGTATTTCATTATGACTCACCTTGTTTTCGGTGAGCTGTTTTATAATTTCTGCTATTTGTAATTCTTGAATAATATCCATTATTGACCCTTGCTAAATAACCCTATTTTGTTACCCAAAAAGCCGCAATTAAGCGGCTTGTGAATGGGTTGGTATTACGTTTTAAAAAGCATAGTCTTGTTCTAGTCGTTTTTGTTCCTCCAGTGTTTCTATGCGGCGACGTATTGCAACGGCTGCCATGTCTGATTTATCTTGCGCTTTTTTACCTTGAGTTTTTTTTGCAAACATCATAGTGATCATTTGCTTTTGAATCGCGTTTGGTTGGCTCATGTTGTTACCTTTTTGGTGCTTTTAACGGCGGTGGCTTGTTCAAACTCGTTAAGGTATTGCACCATCAGGCTTGCTTGTCCTTCACTGCTTATTACCCAAAGCAATGCGGCCATTACGCCATCTTCAAAAGTGGCATCCTCACACATTACTGTGCCATGCTTTTCTTGGGCTTTAGTGGTGGCACCAATTTCTTTAATAATGTCTAAACTATGTTTCATGTCGCCTCCTTATGCGCTAGCAATGTCTAAGCTAATTTGCTCCATAGCATCTTTAGCATTACGTTGATAAAGACGTAGGTAAGTTTTAGAGCCTGTTATTGAGATTGAGTCGGCTATTGCTTCCATGGCTTTTAGCCACTGCTCGTCTTCAATATCTAAACGGCGTAAACCTAAAATACGGGTTACTGAAATATTGCCTTCTTTGTCGGTTTGAAAAGCATGTTCAACGAGGGCTTTAATGTTGTCGTTGCCGCCTTTTGTCCATTCGTGAATACAATCGTCAATTAATGATTTGGCAACAATTAAACGCTCGTCAAAGTTGATGTTTTCATTAATACTGCGTTTAATCATTACGTTGCCGTCAAAACTGGCTAGGCTAACATTGCCTTTTTTACCACCAATGTGTTGCCCGTAGGTTTGCGCGCTTAAATCGATAAAGTCTTGAATGTTCATTAAGGCTTTTACCTTAAACTCCTGCAGCTGCTTGGCTATCACTTCGGCTTCATTGGTTAGCTCTTTTACGAGTTCATCTCGAAGAAGATCAATGGCATCAATTTTAGACTCAGGTACTAAGTGACCTGCGGCATTGATGCGGTAGCCTGTTGGCTCGTTTGCTGTTTTTTTTGCTATTTGTTTGTTCATTTTTATTATTCCTATGTTTAAAATTATTGTTTCCAAAAAACAATACAGCCGTTGCAGGTGCTGAAGCTTATGTCTTCTCGTATGCCGTTTTTAGTGCCGCGAATAACTAAGGTTTCACTGGGTAACTCGCTGCGTGGTGCTTGTATTTCAATACGCGGTTTTTGTTTTGCCATTTCTACGTTTAGCACGGTAATACCTTTGTTTATTAGGTCGCGAATAGCACGCTGTGCCTTGTTCATTTGTTTGATCATGAAGTTGTTTTGTTGGTTGTGCTGTGCCTTTGTTTTAATCATTTTTGTTGTTCCTTGTTTGAACTAAAATCACCCGTTTCACATTTACGGCGAAAACTACATAATGTTGCTAAAAGAAATAACTCGTCAATAAATTCATCAGTTATATCTACATCACAAAAAGCTCCACTTTCAATAAGGGCATCAACCATTCTTTGTACTTCAGCTAGGTGTATGGCTCGTTGAATCTGTGAATAATCGCTTTCAATAGGGTGTTTCACTGATTTATTTTTGCAATAAACGTTAACCATTTTATTTGTCCTTCTTAATTAATTTGTTATATTTAATACCTAGCACTTCTAATTCATTGGTTAATAACGATATTAACAACTGCGCATTAGCAAAACTTTTAGCATTACTTGCTTGGCGTGTTAACCGATGAACCGCGCTTTGGTAATCGTATAAATGTAATTTACGTTGTTGATCAAAGCTTATGATTTCTGGGCGTTTCAGGCGTTCAGTTAAACTGCTATGAGGGCAACCACTGCGACACATTTTAAATAAAGCGATATAAGTAGGATTACTAGATACGCCTTTGCGCGCTTGGTGCTTCATGCACTCATGCAAAGGTAAATCACCTAATGCGGGGCAATTAACGCATTTTTGTAAAAAAACACCTTCCACTAATTTTTCAATACGCTGCATATCACCAGGATATTTTTCATTAACAACTTGCGATACACAGGTGGTTGATACACCTAACATTTTTCCGACTTTGGGTTGCCCTAGTTCGGCTACTTGCTGGCGAAGTACTTCAAGCCATTTGATCATGATGATTTTCCTTATTCATTCCGTTAAAAGGATAAAGTTGCTGTTCATTTTGATCCCAACAGCCATCCTTGCGAACTATCGGACATAAACGGCCTGTATCTCTTAGCAATTGATAAGTACTGGTTTGCCCCTTTATTTCACTGTTAGGTAACGCTGTATTAACCGCATGCCTTACGCGAACATAGCTAGACTTAACTAATTTCCTAAGATACAAACTTGCATTTGCCTCTGTAACAGCAGCAAGACAAACGAGATCAGCAACAGAAACAACTCGCTGTATTTTTAAACTGTTCCAAATTTTTTGACGACCTGTTTTCTTATACTGCCGCTTTGATGCAGTACTTCTACCAGCCGTTAATATTGGCTTTGATGCAGCAATAACGGCGAAGTGATAAATTCGCCCTACTTTTTGCTTAACAGCACATTGTTGTTGAACAAAACCATTTAACACATTGCGACAATGGTTAACGGTTATTCTTAAGTCGTTAGCTATTTCGCTACATCTAACTAAACAATCCTTTGCTAGCATGTACTGCCAAATCCTTTGACATACCTGATTTTTATTGTTTGTTTTCACTTTTTAATACTTCTTTTAATGCTTTTTTTAGTGGAGTTTAACGTCGGCAGCTATCAAGGAAAATTTCACGAATATCAACATCATCTAGTGAAACTTTATCTCGTTGTGCCGCAATAGCTTTACGTTCAATTTTTTCTAAAGCAGATAAAATACGGCGAACCTCGCCATTGGCTTTACGCTGAATAGCTTCAAGTAAGTCTTCAGATAGGCGAATATCATTTTCTAATAGCTCATCAGCAAACAGGGCTACGTCTTCAAAATCAGCAGGTTGAAACTCTATCCACTCACTAATGCGATTGAATAACTGCTTACGATGACTAATACGGCGCGCAATTTGGTCCATACCAATAAGCAAAACAGGCTGTTGAGTTAAGTCGTAAATATCGCGTAATGATTCCATGATGCGAGTAGAGCCAATAACGTAATCAACTTCATCAACAAAAAGAGATAATTCGTTATGACGCATGCGCTCAACAATATCGTCAACCATACGCCCCAGTGGGTATTTAGGCTCAAGCCCCATTTCAAAGGCTATTTTGGTTAATAATGATGACGGGGTATCAGTCGCACGACAGCGAACATAGATAGCATCAACATGATCTTGGTTAAATAACCAAGTCATGGTGGTGGTTTTACCAAAGCCACTTGGGCCATGAACAAGGCCAATACCTTCAACAATGGCACTACGACTATTTAAGTTGTCAAACAACTCTTCGCAACGTAAAACGTTTTTTACTTCGACAGTTTTCAATTTCATAGGTATTATCCTTAGTGTGATTGCCCTTACGGGCGTTTTGCTTTAGTTAAAGCGCGTCATCAGTTAGGTTCGAGTCTGCTTGGTGGCGTGCTTCTTCTAAAAATTTGTTAATTCTTCTCGCTGCCATTACATGGCTACGCATAAAATCTTTAAACCATTTATTTTCTTTAGCCGTTAACGGCGTATGTACTGATTTACGGGCATAATCCCAAGCAACTTCTTGCTCTGTGCGTAAAGTTTTTGCATTGGTTTCTGCCGCCATGGCTTGTTGTCTACTACGTTGCTCGCGTCTTGCTGAAATACCTGCAAGTTGAGCTTCGCTATAATTAGGTTGAGCGTTTTGATTATCAGCAGAAGACGTTGGCTTAAAATCATCTAACGCGGCAATCATGCCGTTATCATGTGGTAACGTCGGCTGAGGAAATGCTGACAAACTGCTATTTTTAGCCTTGTGGTAAGCCAATTCTTTTGCGTGAATTTCATCAACACCAAAGGTGTCAGCCAAGGCTTTAGCGGTTTTTCTAAAGTTGCTAAGCACTTTACGTTCTTGTTTACGACGGGTTTGAAAAGCTTGTGGACTAATATCACGACCAACTAACTCTTGGTTAACTGCCTCTATCCAGTAAACATCTTCACCAATAGCATCAATAGGATATAAAACGGCACGGCCAACATCACTTGGGTCAACAAATACCCTTACTTTTACGCGATCCCATACAGCTTCCATCAACTCAGGTGCAACATATTTAACAGCACCTGCTTTAACCATGCCGCGAACAACAGTTGCATCACTTACATAATTAAGCAGTAAATTAAGGGCGTCAGGGTTGTTTATCATGCGTGGTTGGTAAGCTGATTTTTGATAAACATTAAATGGAGTATCTTTCAGATCACCATGCACTTGATGGTGATAACTATATTCAAGCCAGTTATCTAAAAACTCTTGCAACTCAGTGCCTGTAAGTTTTAGCTCTTCAACTTTTTTATCTTCACGCGTTTCTTTTTTGCTAATACGCTCAGCAAAGCTTTTAGCAGCTTCTATTTGTTTTCTGTCACTAACATTGTGACCAAT